CGCCCGGCAAAACGCGGAGCTGGCCGCCAAGACGGCCGACCAGATCCCAAAGCTGCCAGCCCTCATGGGTCAGCGGCCGGTTGGTGCGGCCCGGGCAGTCCGGGCACGGCCCTTCGCAGGCTTCACAGTATCGCTCGCCCCCGCCGAAGGACCATTCGGCAAGGGCGCGGAGACGTTTTTTTCCTGTTCCAGCAGCAAGCCTTTGGAGACGTAAGTGAGCTGGAAGGCCTCGAAGATCGGCCAGACATCGAGCAGCGCGTCGATGGCATCCGAGCTTGGGTCGATTGGATTGCCGTCGACGTCGCCGATGCCTTCCCATGCGAGCACGGCCTTTCGCGCGAGCGCCTTGGCGAAGGCTACAGCGCGTTCCTCGTCAGACGCCCCCTCGGGGACCGCCTCCACCGCGGCGTCGCTGCGCGTTGCAACCATCAGCGCCGTGGTCAGCGGGCGCAGCTGCAGCCGGACGCCCGGCGCGAAATCATGCCAACGCGGCTGGTTCGTCAGATCGAGCGTCAGCATCAATATACCTCAATGTCGTTGATCAGGATTGCCGTGCACATCCGGCCGACCGTGCTGTCGCGCGCCGCCTGCCAGTCGAAAGTGGCCTGCACGCCCTGCGGCCCGGAAATCTCGATCCGGGGGCGCGGCAGGTAGACAGCGTGCACAGTGATGGTGAAGCTTTCGCCGGAGGGCAGCATATAGGCAAACTCGAGCTCGCAGGGATCGCCGTTGATCGCTTGTGTGACAAGCGTCTGATCGGCGAAGCGGACCTCAATGGAGCCGGTCAGCGCGGCAATAGACGGGTCTGCTCCATCAATGCGGCCATCCGAACGGATGGTCTCGATCCGGTCGAGGTTGTTGGCATATGTGATGTCGGCCGAGACGATGTTGCCGAGCGCGGAGCCATTCCGCATGATCGCACCGTTGAAATGGCCAAAGCGCTGCAATTCGAGAGCGGCAGGCGTGCCCGCACCAGTGGTCGTTCCGACCGTTTCACCCTGCGCGACCAGCCGCGCGGTCGCGGTCAAAAGGCCAGATCGCTGCATTTGCCAGTTGATCTGGTCGAGTACGCAGCCCGAATACATCGCAAAACGCGGCACCTCCGGCATGCCGGTCTCGATCGACATGCTGGGCAACGTCCAGGCACCGGACTGGAATTCATGGGTCCAGGGGCCGGTGCCAGTCGTGATTGGGTCGCCAAAGGCCGCCTTCAGCCAGAACCCGAAAGATTCCGCATCGAGCGGCACGACCACATCGCCATCGGCCGTCACCGCATCCTTGATCGGCGCCAGCGGATCACGGCCGTAGCCCAGCAATTCAGAATTGAGCAGTGGTTGCTCCGCCCCCAGCGAGGTGCTGGCGAAGGGCATCTTTGTGAAACCGCCGATGGGCGGCGTTCCATAGGTCGTCTCGAACGCAAGCGCCATCTGCGCCCGCGCCCCTTGGGCTCGTGCCATCTTGTTCTCCTCGGATTGTCGGGGTCAGGCCAGTTGGTCGGCCGTGGAATAATGCAGCATCACCGGGATCACGGCGGCCTTCAGGCTCGCCGCGCCTTCGACCGGCAAGTCCACGGGCCGCGGCGCTTCCGCCTCGACCCAGTCGCAGAGTCCGCCCAGCGTGCGGTCGGCGGCGAGCGCCGCGCCGATGCTGGCGGTCAGCGTGTCGAATGCGACGTCACGCGCCGCACCTTGGACCACCGTCTCGATCTCGGCGCGGTGCTGGTAGTGATAGGCCAGCGGCGACAGCGTGACCTCGGGCTCACCCGGCTCGCCGTCGCGCAGGATCAGCAGGCCCTCGGCCGGAACACGTTCGGGCAGCACTTCGCCGCGCAGGACCGCAGCGGGCAGCGCCGAGAGCCGCGCGTGCAGAGCGCTGAGGATTACTTCACGGGGGGTGGGCATTGCGCCTCCGGCATGCAGTTTTCATTTGTTCGCTGCTCTGACAGTCTGCGATCGTAGGTATCATTGTGACCAAGTGTAGGGATTGAGGGCAAAAAGAGAGATGACAGAAGCGGCAAACGACGAAGAATTGCAGGTCAGTGTTTGTACCGACTGTGCGCGCCATCCCAGCCTGAAGCGAATAATAGAGGCCGATCTAGTCACTGGTATCTGCGCCTTCTGCTGCAGGACCGATGCACAGGTTAGGAACCCTGAAAACATTGAGCCGATGGTCATGATAATGCGCGCGCTCATCCGACTCTATTGGGACGAATTCTCCTACAATTCACACTGGGGCGGTGAGGCAGTCCTCGAACTGTTCAATGACGCGGATAATCCCGTTGTCCAACCGTTCGCCGCCAATGATTATTACGATGATTTCGACCACCTCCTGCAAGATCCACCTTATCCAGATTGGGACAAAGGCGTGTCGATTTACGCCGGCTTCGATGCCGACGGAATGCGCATGTTGAACTCAGCTATGTCACGTTCGACACCAAGGCCCGTAGGCGATGTCCGCAGGCGCCTCGACGATTCCAACTTCGCGACAATCGAAAGCGAGCTTGAAGCACTAATCAAGCCATTCCTTACTGACCTCAAGTTCGTGCTGGCCAAGGGCGGAACTTGGTTTCGAGCACGGACAGGCTTTGAAGCTCGCTTCCTTCGCTCAGAGGGCTTCGACAGTCACGTTGTGCGGCAGCCCTATTTGGGCGCTTCCATTGGTGCCTCACCGAACCCAGGTAACGGACGGCTCAACCGAGAAGGTCGGCCGGTACTCTACCTTGGATCGGATCCCTATACGGCTCTGGCCGAGATACGCCCGCATCCAGGTCATTATGTATCGATTGGGGGATTCGAGATATTGCAGGACCTCAACGTGGCTGACTTCGACCCGGACATTTCGCTTTTTTCTACGAGCGACGAAAGGCTTGAGATGTACGAGATCATCCAAACCTTTGACCGATGGATGAGTACGCCTGTCACGCCAGATGACAAGGTAAGCTATCTGATCACTCAACTTCTGGCTGAGATCCTGCAGGCGCAGGGATTTCACGCAGTGCAGTTTCGCAGCTCGGTATCGGACGGTGTCAATCTGTGCATATTTGATACGACGCATGCCGCTTTCGTGGAAGGGCATTCCAGAGTGCGCTTCGTTCAAAGCGTTTACTATGAGGCATCCGAACATCCTTCCGTTACTTCCCCCGAACCTGGCGACCACCCCCTCTAAAGGTAACTGCGTCACCCCATTTTTCCCTCAAACCAATTCGCCACAATGAGGCCCGGCAGCGCTTCGAGCGCACGTTCGGCGTCCCGATCAAGGTTCAGTCGCTTCGGCAGCTTCACCTGTGGCACCAGCAGGAAGATTGGAGCGGTGACCTTTCCGCGCCCGGTCTTCGAGCGCGACACCACCGCCTGACCCTTCGTATTCAGCCGCCCCTCGGCCACCAGCAGGCTCGGTCCCGTCCGCCGATAGACGAAACGCAGGCGCAGCCCGCGTCGCCGCTCCCACTCGCCGGGGGTGATCCGCCCGCCGCGCGTGGATTTTCCTGCGGCAGGCAGCGGGATGGCCAGCCAGAACCCGTCCTTCGAGCGGATCAGCGGGCCGGTATTGTGAGCGCTGACGATGACCGGGGCCTTGGACCAGATCAGCGTAGCGGCATCCAGGCTCTCGCCCGACCTTGGGAAGTTCTGGTTGCGGATCGAGTTGGCAAGCCGTCGCCCGAGACCAGCGCCGGTGATCTGCAATCGCCAGGCCGACTTCAGCCCGGTTCCGGCCACGCGCATGGCGGCCGTCACCGCGCGTTCGCCCGCCACGACCTCCGCTGCCATCATGGCCACGATGTCTGGATCAATGTTGAGCTTCAGTTTCACGCGGGCCTCAGGTCCACAGTCCAGACCAACTGTTCCCGGTCGCGGACGGGTTCGCCTTGGATGAGGAAGGCATCGCCGTCCATTTCCAAGCGGTCGCCGGGACGCGGGGCCGTGATCTCCGCGACGCGCAGGTCGACCCGGGTCGTTTCCGACCAGAGCCGGGCGTCCCCGAAGTCACTGATTGCATCAGCCTTCCGGGAGACGACGCGCACCAGCAAGGGCGCACCGCCGTCGGAAGTGTACACCGCCTCCCGCCCAATGTTGGGATCCGCGAACAGCGCATCAAGAACGGCGGCAAACGCCGTCATCAGAAGCTCGCGTTCAGCCGTACTCGGCCGATCAGGTCGCCCGCGCCGCCAGCAACAGCTTCGGTTGCCACGCCGATCAGCGTGTTCGCCGTGGCGGTCTTGGTGGCTTCCTTGTTGGTGTTGTCCCAATAGACCTTGTCACCGGCGGACCAGGCCTGGGATGCGACCTTTTTCAGATCGAAGATGCCGACGAGCGCGGTCTCGACCGTCTCGGCATTGGCAGCATTCCCGGCGGCGATGCCGAAGATGGAGCCGACGAGCAGGCCGTCGCCAGATGTCACTGCATAGGGCGCGGTCAGGGTGATGGTGCTGCCGGGCTGGACGTAGTTCTTCATTGCGGAATCCTTTGCAAACAGGAACGGGCGGCCTGATTGGACCGCCCGTCAGAGGTAAGATGTCAGGGATGGCCCGGTTATGCGCCCGGGTTCTTGTAGAGGCCGCGCCAGTCGATGGCCTTGGCGCCGAAGTCGAGGCGGCACTTGATCTCGACGCCGTCGACATCGAAGCCATTGCGGGTCTCGATGTAGGCGCCTTGCTGACCCTCAAGATAAGCGTACTCGATGGTGTCGATCTGGTTCGGGCTGGCCGCCAGATACCAGGCCGTCTCGCTGGCGGCATCGAGCCGGGGCTCGCTGATC